CTGCGCTGCTTTGTGCTGGACGAGGGCCAAGAAGCTGACAAGGCGCTGTTTGGCCTCCAGCGGTAGCATGGCGAAGCGGTTTAAGGTCATGAAGTTGTTGAAGTAGCCCAGGTAGTGCTCGTCGTAAGAATCCCGCTCGCTCGGCTCCTTGTCGGCAATAAGTAGCTGAATGTCGAGCTCGGCGTCGGCATTGTCCTGATCCTGCATGATGCTACCCATATAAACGAACGGTTGCATCTGCATCTTGAGCAGTCTCTCGGCGCGTATCTCAGGATCGGGCACGCCCAAATCCTCGAGCAAACTTAAGGGGTCAATCATCTTCATGGCCGCAAGCTCCATAGCGGTAGCCCGGATAGCTTCTTTATCGACGGGCAACGTACTGTCCGTCTCAACAGTGATCTTCACATTGGCGTCGATTGAGTCACCGTTAAGCATGATGAAGTCCTGCTTGCCGTCACTACCCTTAACGCTAAACCAGTAGTCGTCGGTGTAGTACACGCGCATCATCTGGAGAAGTATCTGATAGTACCGCTCCATGCCCACGGTAATCGCCCGAACCAGGTCGTCTTGGAGCATACCGGCCTGTTGCTTGACCATAGTATCGCGGCCCAGGGTGTCATTAGACTCGGGGTTCGCCCCCTGGAATATGCTCGGGGTGCCCATCATGCCGTCAATTTCTTGCCGGAAGTCCTGGACTGACTCAAAGACTTGAGGGCTGACCGTACTTGGTGTCAGCACTTGGACAGCTTTACCGACATCGTCGCTATCGACCAGGGCCATAGTACGAGCGCCACGATTGACGAACTTATAGCCATCTTCTTCACTAAAAGCGCTCTTAGAGCCAACATAGCGACCGTTCATGAAGTCCACGTTGGCATTAAACTGCTTATTTCTGCGGTTTAGCTGCTCCTGTAAGGGTCGGGCTTGCTCAAACAAACTCGTCTCATCAATGTATGAGTGGCCCAGGTTCAGGTAATTGAAGCTGACAAATGGCTTGGGCGGTACAAATAGTACGTTGGTTTGTTTATCCTGGGCATCGTTGCCCGTGTAGACCCAGTTGGGGTTGGGCATCTTATCTAGGATCATGTTGAACTGGGGCAAGAACCAGCAAACGCCCTCGCGGGGGATACCTTTATTGTCGTAGTAGCTAAACCAGCCCTCAAAATAGGTGATGAAGTTGGCCATCTGGGTAAATCTACCTTGCTTGATACCAAAAGCTTGCTTGATAGCGGCTGACTTATTGGGGAACTTGAGCGTCAGCTCACCCACAGAGCACCTGAGCCGGTGGTAAATAATGTTCGGGTTGTCCATGAACTTGGCATTGCGGTCGATAATGATGTCTTCGGGGTTACAGACTTCGGTCACGATGTCGCCATATGCGCCCATATTCGGGTCATAGCGGAGCTTCAGGAAAGCCCGCTTGCGGATAATCAGGTTCGTGGCGGCCGAGCGGACTTTGACATCTACATGCTCCTGGAGAGCGTGCTCATATAGTGCCGTCTGCATAGAGCGGGCCATACGGACATATTGGGCGTCCGACCTGGACGGTGATACTTCAGGCTTAGCTAGTTGCCCCGTGGCATAACTTAAAATCGCCCGAGTGGCCGTGAACAGCCTGTTGTCGGTGCCGTTGGTGCCCTCGCGCTTGATCTCTTTGGCATCCATCTGGTCGCCTAAGAAGAACTTGACGTTCTTTTCGTCAGTCTCTTGGAGCTTCCAGGGGTCACGATTCCAAAACTCAATGTTCTTATCCAGTGACTGAATAAGCATCTTGTTCAGGACGTCATCGGTCATGGACAAGCTGAAGGCTTCGTACTCTTCTTCGGGTAGATAGACCTGATTGAACAGCTCGTCGTAGGGGCCGTTACCAACCTGGTAAGGTGTCCTCACGACTTTTTGGCTTCATTAAGGGAGAAATAGAACCAAATCCGACAGCCTTTGCCTTGGTATCTACCGTCACAGCGAACGCCGATACCAGACTGTTTACCCGAGTCCATGTCCATAGTGTCGGTGATAGCCACGAACTCGGCGTTGGTAAGCTCGACCACTGGCATTGTGCATCTCGGGCAGTGCCAGGTAAAAACACCGGGGCGATCGGTACGATTAAGCAACACCATACAGCGGTAACGCCTGTCATCCTCAAGATTGGCGTCAGATGTAACTTCTGGCGCTTCCATTTGATAAAAATCATACCTGACAAATGTTGTAAGCGCTACAAGGTGCTAGACTTACAACATGATAAGAGAACTAATCTTAGCCGTCATAATCACCGTCATCGTGACATTGGTGTGCGTCTTGCTGGGAGCGATGTTGTAAGCGCTACAAGGTGCTAGACTTACAACATGATAAGAAAACTAATCTTAGCCGTCGTCGTCGCCGTCATCGTGACATTGGTGTGCATCTTGCTGGGAGCGATTTTGACCGCGCTCTCAGTCCAGGTCGCCGTCACTATTGGCCACTTCCTCGAAGACTTCTCCAGCGTTCTCGGCATTTTGGCCGGGCTGTGGTACTTCTTCGCAGGCCCCTTCGGACGACCCGTTCTCTAAAGATCTATCTCCTGCAACGTGTCCTCAACGATGCTCGACAGGCTATCTTTAATGTGCCCAGATTTATCGCCCCAGGCAGTAGTCGTGTTGGTTGGTTCTGGGGTCTCGGCGTCAATGAACGTAGAGCTCATAGCGCCTAGCTGACGCGACAGAGCAACGCGGGCATAGGCTGTGGCGAATGAGTAATCGCTATTTTTATTTTCCTTTTTAAGCCAGGACGACTTAGTGCGTCCATCCGCTTCCTCCACGGTCGTGCGATAAATGTTTGACCAGTCTCGGATGTATTCTTCGAGCTCATACGGACGCTGTCTAAAGAGTAGCTTCGCCTGGGTGATCTCAGACGCAACCGTGTCGAGTAATCTAGTGCGGTCTGCATAAACAATACTGCCTCTCCAGTCGATGATATTTAGATGCTTGCTCTCCTTAAAATAGCATAAGTAGAAATCTTTATATTTCTCAGCCAGTAGCTTGGGCATCGTCGGAAACGGTGCCGGGTCGCAGACGATAGTAGCGCCGTACATGAGCTTCAGGTGCTCGAGCTCTTCCCAGGAAGTCGTCTTGCCGTAGCCAAAGATACCCTGGCCGGTCATAGCCACCCAGTATTGGCCGGAAGCATCCTGGTCAACGCCCATAACGACATTGGTTTTGGGAATCATGCTGGGGGCACAGGCGCGCAAGATTGTCTCGCGGTTTACGATTAAGTCGGTGGGCGTATAAGCCTTACCCAGAACGAACTGGTAGAAGAACTCAATGCCGGATTCTTCAAATTGGTCAACAATACGTGACGCCGATACCCAAGGGGCCATCATCTGTGAGATCCAGTAGCCCCGTCTGTGCTTGCGTTCGGGGTATTTGGCCACCCACTTACCATTCGTGCGGTCAGCGTCGCTCATAATGGCCCCACAGCCGCCACAACGGAAGGTTCTGGTGGCCTGGTCAATGTAATGGTTGCGATCTATGGCCAGGAGCGCATTTTGGTTTGGCTCCCAGTCCATCCACGACTGGTGGTTACACAGGTGACAGGTGACGATCCAGTGCATCTGGTCAGAATCTTCATAAAGGGCGTCCACCCCGAAGCCAACCTGACTGGGATTGCTAAACCTCCATCTCCAGGCGTACTCACTGGCCTGAAGTCTTGAGTCGAAGGTATTAACTACCAGCATATCGAGCGATCGGTCGTATTCATCGACTACCAGTAGGTCTGCGCTGGTAGAAATGGCCTCACGCTGGGAGCCTGTGCCCTTAAAGTGGATAAATCGCTCACCAATTTGCTTGAGACTCATTGAGTCGGTGGTAATCAGTTTTCTAATAGCCGGATTACTGGTGATTAAGCTATCTACCTTGGGCTGAACGAAGCCCTTGATGATGTCGTTAGTGGGGAGGGCGTAGATGATATTAAGTTTGTGGTACTTCGCGAGCCAGACGGCCTTTAAAATGGCTGTAACACTGAACCCTACCTGAGCTGACTTCTTCACGACCTGGTCGGGATGAAGATCCGCGAACGGCTCGATCAGGAATCTGTGCTTATAAAACTCAATGGGGTTCTGGGTCTCATTTTGAAGCCCATTGGCGAGCGCCCACGACAAGGGCGACAATTCATCTAGCTGTTTAGGGGTCAGTTTTGGTGGCATTGTCCTAATGATACAATAAGCACAACTAAAAAAGACGCGAGTGGGTCGCGTCGATACTCCAAGAGTACCATACAGCGACCTCTAGCACAATAAGGAGCTGTTATGAATACCACAAAGTTCAACAATCGTCCCTGGACACCCCAAAACTATATGGTGGTGCCCAACCGCAAGCTGTTATTTAGCTTGGGCGAAGGCGAACTAAAGATATTTTTGGCGTTATGCGATTTTGCCGATGGTTCGGGCCAATGTTACCCGAGTTTCGAGACACTAGCGGCCAGAGCTGGCTACAAGCGGCGTCAAACTATCAACATTATTGGCAAGTTAGTCGCCCGTGGGATGCTCAAAGTTATCAAGCGCAAACTAAAGGGCGAAATCAACTCTTCTAACGTCTACCAAATCATGGAATTACCAACCCCCCAAAGCCGATCCGCGTCCATAAAAGCGGCTGTGGAAAACTCAGGGGGTAGTGCAACAGCTAGTGCACTAGGTAGTGCAAAGCTAAATGCACCAGGGGGTAGTGCAATAGCTATTGCACCCAGAACTAAACCCACTCTTTTAACTAAACCCAATGAACCAATGGAAAACAGGGCTGTGGAAAACCAGGATGTCATAGATGACGATGAGAAGGCCAGAAGGCAAAGAAATCTGGAGTATCTTCGTACCATGAAGGCTCAGTTTGTCAGAAGGACAAGTAGAGCTTAAGTAGATTAATCTATAACTGTAAATTATTTGAGATTCCAGGTAGTGTCTTTAGCTTAAGAGAGATGGTTTTGGAATAAACTATTTATGGGTAGGATTCCGGCTACGCAACAAAATGAGCCTCATACAAAACGGATTCGTTGCATCGCCAGACCAAAGCCGCACTAATAAAATGTTTTAATGACAACATTGTTAAATAAACAACAACAATAAAATAAAAGTAATAACAATAGGTAATAAGTAATACTTGATTATGGTTACTTAAATACTCATGGTTTCGAGTACCTGTTGTAATAAACGCTCGCAGTCGCTAACATACATGGCTTATAAGTAGTAAATGGCTTTGCTAAGCCAACGTCGCACAATGTATATTGTGTGACATAGATAAACATGGGTTATTCTATTTATAATATCGCGCACGAGGCGAACCACACACACATCAATCGTTGCGATCAGCAACGTGCCTTAGTCTTAAACGCCTGGTAACGTCTCAGTTGTTGTGTTATCTACAACTTCGGTAGCTGTACCATTTACAACAGTTTGGTTTAGTAAATACTCGGTAAAGTTTTCAACTAATGTCAGTACAGGACTATTCACGCTCAAAGCCTCACCGTCACTCGTAATATCTTGTTTCTCACCATACCCATATTTAGCCAGCCAAGTAGCCGCCTGTACATCACCTTTACTCGCTTTAATCGTCATAGCATGAACAATAGCCGGCCCTGGTAATCGTAAATATTTACCGTTATCCAGCTTGATTTTGTACTTAGGATCCTCGACCATATCGCGTATAAGCGTGGCGAAGTTCTTAGTGCCTTTGGGTTTACCTGCCGGGTTGCCAGACACTCCCGGTTTAAAATGGACTAAGTTGTCTAAACCATTTGCCATTGATGTCCAGTGATTTTAGTTACTACTCATTTACCCGTTATATTGGGCATTTATGCCGCGTTTTCACTATAAATCATACCATTATCATTACCTGTATACATTCTTGTTGACAGTTTATCTACTTTCGTGCTATCCTACTTACAGTTACTTGAGCGAGCCGGAATACTTGAGGGTTCCACGCCGGACAAAGCCATAAGGCACGCTCCTCACCTAACCATCTTGAGAACACATATAAGTAAGAATGAGGAATGAGGAAATGACACTTAAATGCACCTGTCGAAACGACTACATGGTCATTATTGGCATTGTGAGTAAATGCCATGGTTGCACCAAACGACAGCAGATGTCAGTTATGCGCCTAGCTAAAGCTCACACTAATCACAAATCAACTAACTTGAGGATTAAATAATGGGATACAACAATCAATTACAGGGACGGTTCGGCGCGGACGTTAAGACGGCCGAACAATGGCGCGAGTTTATCGACGCCGGGCGATCAAAGCAAATGCGGACGGCCGCAAATAATACCACGGTATACCGCGAGGATGGCGGGGCAATTGGCATTAAATTGCACGCGACCACGATAGTCAGAATTAACGCTGATGGCACTATGGTTTTGAATAGTGGCGGATGGTTAACCCAGACCACAAAAGAACGGCTCAACCGGTACACGCCGGCCCGCATATCGCAACGTAATAGCGTTTGGTATATGCGCGATGGTTCAATGTTTTATGACGGGATGGTAATTGATGCGGACGGCACGCCGGTTAAACCACAAATGCCCGCCAAATATGAGGCCAAGCTTAAGAAAATCAAGGCGGATGCGAAAGTTTACGCGCGGGGGTTCGTTGAGGCGCTAAAAAGTGGCGCGGTCGAATTGCCAAGCGCGGGCGACTGTTGGTATTGCTCAATGTTCGATAAAGAATTAAACACGGGCAATGCCCAGCATATCCGCGAACACATGCGCGAAAAATACTATGTGCCAAGTTTGCTAGTAAACGCCGGACGCGCCGCGGGCTACCGTGACGATCAGATAGGCATGATGGGCATAGGCGGGCGCCGGTTGTTTATCGACCCGGAACGCAACATTTATAAATTCGTGGTTCGTAAATTGCAAGGGGCACTGTAATGACTATCGAGAAATATAACCGGGCCGAAGCAACGTATAACAGTCTTGTCCAAGTTCATGACGAAGTGACGGTGACGGTATGAGAGTCGAGAAAATAACCCGTAACCTGTTCGAGTTCGACGAGCTAAGCACTGACGCGCAAATTAAAGCACTAGACGCGCTACGCGATATAAACCTTGATGATGATTGGTGGGATTCGGTTTATGACGACGCCAATACAATCGGCCTGACAATAACTGAGTTTGATATCGACCACGGCACGATTGACGGAAGATTAGGTTTTTACCCGAAAGACGTAGCTAACCTGATTCTAAGTAAGCATGGGCCTGAAACTGACACGTTTAAACTCGCTAACGAATACTTGACCACGCTTGATACCACGCTTGATGATGAGCTGGCGGATCTCGACCAAAACTTCAAGTATGACCTACTGGAGTGTTATCTGGTCATGCTACGCCAAGAGTATGAGTACTTAACCAGTGATGAGGCCATAAAACACCTGATCGAGGTCAATGGCTTCACATATGAATTCGACGAAGAGGGTAAAAGATCATGATCTTAGATATATTAGGCGTCTTATTCGTCTTATGGCTCATGAAGTGGGCGCTCACATTCATATTGCTTGTACATGAAGACAACGCCATTTATGCCCATAGCTATAAGCCTAGTTGGGAGATTGGCGCCACCGATAAGCCGGTAAAAATAACCGACCCGGATTATCTTGAGCAAGCAAGTAAAAAGCGTGTAGCCTATTACGCCTCACGTGGGATAAAGGTCAAACCATGAACAAGCCTGTATATACCATCAAACCCGTTGTGAGCTTGTCTAACGTCTTGTATTACTTTGTGCGGGTAAATCGTGACAACCGGCCACAATACTCGTTCAGCATGGTTAAAATGCCGCCTAGAACGAAATCGCTTAGTAAAGGCAAAACCTCATGAGCAATAAGCAAAACGACGAGCTAGACGAAATGATCGACGAGCATAAGTACCTGCGCTATTGGACAACCTTTCGTATGCGCACCTCATCGCGTGATTACATCGAAGCGCTGGGCAAAATCATGACCATAAACCGCAACGGTTATCTTGAACCACGGCCCATGAACCAAGTACTTGAGTACTTACTTGAGCAAGCCGGCAAGCGCTTACTTCATAAAGACATGGGCGCTAGCTTTGAGCATGTACCATCACCGTATTGCGCGTGCGGCCCCGCGTGGCCACCTGATAAACAGTACGTGGTTAAAAAGCCTGAATAAATAATCTTGAGGTACATTTTATGAGCGATTGGACTTGGAATGAAAAACCGCGGCCCGAGCTATGGCCTCATAGTGACTTGCCGGTACGGGAGCATACGACATCCGATGGGACGACCACGTTTATAACTGACGGCGATTACGACGGCGAACTAGTCAGTTATTACCCGTGGACTTTTGTTGCCGCTGGATATCTGGCCACGAGTCTAGGCGGTTACTATCGCGCGCGACTTAAGGGCAAACCGACTCATCATAGTAAGTGGCTCTATCTCCAACGACTTGTTATGGGGCCACCTCCAGACGGTATGTGGGTAAGTTTCGTCAATGGCAATCATCTTGACTGTAGATCCGCCAATCTGGAGTTTATTACGCCCAGTAACCAAGCGGCCAAACGACAAATTGGCAATGGAACTAAAGGCTCAAATTCAACGGGTTATGTCGGTGTCCACGACTTGGCCCAAAGTCCAAGCCACGCTGCGCTCTATCTGGCCCACCCTCACTACAAACGCTATCAAGCTGTCCTTCTGAGAGCTGGCCTATACACCTGCTACGCCACGGCCGAAGAGGCCGCGCGGGCTTATGACGCGGCCGCATTGAAGGTTTACGGCAAATACGCCCAACTCAATTTTCCGCGCGAGCACTTGGATAAATAAAACCCCTTCAGGCAAAAATTCCAAGGGGTGGTAAGCGCATTATTATTTAATAATATTAAACGTCACAAACTCGTTGTCTTGGATATATAAAGCCTTCAGCAACTTAGCTTTGAGCTTAAATACTGGCGTTTCAACGCCTTTAATGTCCACAATCTCAATGTGGCCGTTATTGTGCGTGATTACAAAGTCAGCGACATAGGTGGTGATTTTAATATCTTTGACAATCATGGGATATTTCACCTGGCGCTGCCATGACAAAATATCATGCGCTCGCACTCGTAAATCAAGTTCACGGGCATACTCAGATTCGCGTTTTGAGTCGTACATGACACCGTTATATTCGGTTTTACGTGCGCCGTACTTATTGGATTTATTTGGGGGATTTAGGGCAGTCGCCATACGTACGAGCCTTTGATTCGTCAACATCACGCAGCAAGCTATCCAAACTATTATTCACATCCATGACCAGGGCACCGAAGTTAACCAAGTCTTCTTGCAAACGATCGACACGCTCGAGATAGCTCTCTAAGGGCCATTTGCGTTAAGAAGACGGCTAAAGCGATGAGCAATATAGCCAGTCCGGTGAGAATATTATTCATCGTTCACCGACCATGTACTACGGGATTCCAGGTGGCTTAGGTAGAACTTATGCGCCGTGGCCCACGTATTATCTGGCAGATTATCATACTCGTGTCGCCAGTCGCCTTTCAGTATGCACCAGATATGTTTATCACTATCGCACAACGCTGTTTCTTCGTCGCCATTCCTGACTTCTGGTCGCTCTCCATCTGGCATGAGCGCGATGAGCGTGTTAGCCAGGGCAGTAAGACTTTCCGAGTAGGCATCATCCTTGCCGGCGGCTTGGTTATAACTTAAGCACCCACGGTCATCTAAGCTTCTTATGAGATTCGTGGCGTCTGGATGAGGGGGTTTGACCCACTTTTTCTTATCCACGTTTAATCTCTCCCCTCAAGACTTTCACAATCTCAGGCTTCAAGTCCTGAATGTTATTAATACTGATGCTGTGATCCATCTGCGGCGCAGGGGCGAAAATACCAATACCTACCTGAGTCGCGGCAACATCTTTGTATTGGTTCTTGATCTGGGTGACAGTACCTCTTGAGAAGATCGCCGTCCCATCGGTAATGAACACTAAAATATTGTGCGACTTAGTAGTTTCTGCCTTGTTCTGGGCTACCAGGAGCTTATAACCGAGCTCTAGCCCGGCCCGATTGTTCGTACCGTGGCCATTCACGGGCGAATATATAATTTTATCTAACAATTCATCCAGCTCGATGCGCTCATTAAACTGCTTATGAACGGTGGTAAAGTCCGAGAAACCAACGACTGCCAAATCAATCCCGGGTAGTCTATTAAAATGTTCGGCCAAGAACTGGCAGGTCAGCCCCGCTTGATAGATCCGCAAGCCGCCTGTGCTGTTCATGTCATACATGCTGCCAGACTCGTCTACTACGATCACGATATTATATTTACGGTTACGGCGCATAGTTTTCTGGGTAAATAGGTTCGTTGCGCCCGACTGGGCTTTATACAGCCGCTTCATGTCCAGCTTGCCTCGCGTGCGACCCGTTAAACGGCGGTCAAACTGATTGTCGTTCATGATTGACTCAAGCCGCGCCTGAAATACATTATCTCGTGGTATATAGGTATACTGACCCCTCTTCTTATCTTTAATCTCACCGCTCGTGTCGCTACCGCCTACACCTAACCCATAGCTGCCTGAACTGCCTGCTACGGGCATCATCCCTTCGGCTGCTGGCCTCATGAGCTCTTGCACCGACTGGCTCTGCCCCTGCGTGTTTATGCTTTGGGTCGCATTTGGACTGTTTTGTGGTTGTGGGGCTGGGGAGAGTGCGCCGGGCCCCGCGGGCCCTTGTGCATTGGGCCATTGTGCATTTGGCTGTCGGATCATTGGTGACATTGGTGACATTGGTGACATTGGTGGCGCTTGGGGCATGTCTGGCATCGGTGTGGGTGGTATATTCGGTGTCTTGCCGTCCCGAAC